GCTTCTGGTGGTGGCGGTGGTGGTGCTGGTGGGTATGGTTTAAAAAGAATTACTAGTTCATTTAGTGGAGTAACCGCCACGGTAGGTGCTGGTGGTGGCACATCATCTTTTGGCGCATTAGTATCATGTACGGGTGGTGGTGTTGGTGGTGTTGGTAGTGCTAGTGGTGCTGGTGGTGGTGCTGGTGGAACTTCATCATCTGCGGATGTAAACTCTGGTGGTGGCAGTGGTGTTGGCAGTGGTGTTGGTGTTGGTAATATTGGCGGTGCTGGTGGCGCAAGTTTTATGGGTGGTGGCGGTGGTGGTGGCGTTGGTGGTAGTGTTGGTAGTGGTGCTAGTGCTTATGGGGGTGGTGGTGGTGGTGGTTGTGGTGGTAATGGTGGTGTTGGTGCTGCTGGCGGTGCTGGTAAAGCAGGTATTATCATAGTTTACGAGTATAAATAGGAATTAATATGAAAGCACTAATCTCACCTGAAGAAAACAACCGTATTGCAGAGGTGGCAGTACAATCATTTGAAGTAGCACAGCCCCTATATTGGGTTGATTGTGCTGATGATGTTACAACCGAGTGGACTTATGTTGATGGAGTTTTTATTCCGCCACAACCATATATTCCAACGGCAGATGAAAATAAAGCGACAGCATCAGCATTACTCTCTGCTACTGATTGGACAACTATTCCCGATGTAGCTGTATCTACTAATAGTCCATACCTTACTAACCAAGCAGAGTTTATTTCTTATAGGAATACTATTCGTGGTATAGCTGTAAATCCTATTGCTGGTGATTTAACATGGCCTGTAGTGCCGACAGAAGTGTGGGCATAAAGAAAGAATTGCTAGAGCATCTACAACACATGGCATGAAATACAATCGTACTTATAGATTATGGGGGGCGATGAAAAATCGTTGCAATAGACTTAATCAAGACTATTCAGCTCGTGGTATTACCTATGAAAAGCGTTGGGATTTTTTTGAAAATTTCCTTGCCGATATGGGTGAAGTTCCAGATGAAATGTCTTTAGATAGAATTAACGTAGATGGCAATTATGAAAAATCAAATTGCCAATGGGCTACAAGAGAACAGCAAGCAAACAATACAAGAGATTAACCGTATTGAACAATTTCTATTGTTACCTAAACACCAGTATGATTTTGATAATATTCAAAGTGATACAACTGATGATGATATGGTAGCATGGGGATTTGAAGGCCTACACACTATCAGACCTAAGTTAGAAAAGACTTGTAAGAATCCAAAAGAGATATTGGGTGATGAATTGTATAACAGATTTATTGATATAGAGAAACAATATGCGTAAAATTCTAATCATGGGACTTTCAGGTTCAGGCAAATCTACCTTAGCCAAACAAATATATACTGTATTACCTTCAACTTGGTTGAATGCTGACAGAATTAGGCGCTCTTATGATGATTGGGACTTCTCATATGCTGGCAGATTACATCAAGCCGTTAGAATGAAAACAATGGCTGATGTGTGTGATGATGCTTATGTTATTATTGATATGATTGCTCCTTTGGAAGAAATGAGAACTATTCTTGAACCTGATTTCATTATATGGATGAACACTAAACAGTCTTCACAATATAAAGATACTGATGCTATTTTTGAACCCGTTGCGGCCGATTTAATTCTAACCAATTTTGAATATGACATAAATGATATAGTGAGTAAAATAAGATGAAAGGCGAATGGTGTTTCTTTCCCAGCCACTTCACCCCCAGTGAATGTGATAAAATCTTAGAACTAGGTCTACAACTTCCATTTCAAGAAGCTTCAATGGGTGTAGATGGTTCAGTTGTATCAGAACACCGCAGAAGCAAGATTCGTTTTATTCTCCAGTCTGACCCTAACTTCACATGGTTATTTGATGCTATGTGGAAGATGGCAATAACCGCCAATGATGAATGGTTCAAATTTCATGTAACCAAAATATCCTATATACAATTAGCAGAATATGATGAGTCATATCAAGGTGTGTATCGTAGACATTCTGATGTATTTTGGATGAACAATGACCCCAATTATCATCGTAAATTAACGGCTATTGTTCAATTGACAGACCCTTCAACATATGAAGGCGGCAATTTTGAATTATTTGGTTTATCTGAATATCCTAATGCTGAAGAAGTTAGAAAACAAGGCACCGCTTTTTTCTTTCCATCTTTCTTAGAGCATCAAGCAACAATGGTCACCAAAGGCACTCGATATTCTTTAGCGTGCTGGTTTGAAGGAAATAAATGGCAGTAATTATTATTATTTAAAAAATGTAAAGGTGTAATATTATGAGATTCCATGTACTTCCTAATCCTTCTATCATATCAACTAATGAATTCCTCTCCTGTGCTTTTACTCAGAAAGCTATTCGCTTTTGTGAGATGATGAAAGCACGAGGCCATGAAGTGTTCCATTATGGCCATGAAGAATCGGACCTAGATTGTACAGAACACATTACTGTTTTAACTTCTGACCAATGGAAAGAATGTTATGGTGATTATGATTGGCGCAAAGGTTGGTTTAAATATGATGTGAATGATTTAGCTCATACTGTTTCAGCCGCCAATGCTATCATTGAAATTAACAAACGTAAACAAAATAATGATTTCATTTTACCATTTTGGGGTTCAGGTAACAAAGCGGTATGTGATGGAGTACCAGATTTAATTACTGTTGAACCTGGTATTGGTTATGCTTATGGTCATTTTGCACCATACAAAGTATTTGAATCTTATGCTTGCCATTCTGCTTACTATGGTTTAGAGTCTTTAGCTTACTGTAATGAAAAATGGTATGATGTTGTTATCCCTTCTTACTTTAATTTAGATAAGTTTGAATTTGCTCCAGAAAAGAAAGAAGATTACTTCTTATATCTTGGTCGTGTTTATGAAGGCAAAGGCCTCAACATTGCTATTCAAGTTACTAAAGAAATTGGTGCAAAACTAATAGTTGCTGGCCAAAATACATTAAAAAATATGGGATATGATATTATTCCAGACCATGTTATTGAATATGGTTATGCTGATGAAGAATCAAGAAAAACACTCATGTCAAAAGCCAAAGGTGCTTTCGTAGCCTCACTTTACAATGAACCATTTGGTTCAGTTCATGTAGAATGTATGATTTCTGGTACACCAATTATTACTACAGATTGGGGTGCATTTACTGAATACAATATTCATGGTGTCACTGGTTATCGTTGTCGTACATTTGAACAGTTTGTTTGGGCTGCTAAAAATATTGATAAAATTGACCCACAAGATTGTAGAGATTGGGGTGCCGCTAACTTTTCATATAGTAAAGTAGGAAGTATGTACGAAGAGTATTTCCAATCGATCCTTAACGTCCATGGTAAAAAAGGTTGGTATGAACCAAATGATGATAGAACTGAATTGGATTGGTTGAAAAAAGAATATCCACGAGGCATAAATAAGGCATAAATTAATTTAATTGGAACATTATGGCCACCATAGCAAACAGACAGGGGTTCAAAGATTATTGTATTAATAATAAATACAGTAATTGGTATTTCTCTATTGTCGATAAAGCTTTGGCTCGTGGTTGGACTAAATTTTCAGCACCAGTTTATGTTGAATCTCACCATATAATTCCTAAAAGTATTATAAAAAATGGTATCATAATCCAATAACAAAACAACAAAAATATTTTAATCAAGGTCATCAAGATGTTGGTTTTATTTTAGGTAGAGGCTAATATGGCAACAATAAATTCTAGGAAAGAATTTGCACAATACTGCTTACGGAGACTTGGCTTCCCCGTGATTGATATAAATTGCGACGAAGACCAAGTGGAAGATAGAATTGATGATGCTTTACAATACTGGACAGACTACCATTATGATGGTATGCAAAAAGTCTATTATATCCATCAAGTAACAGAAGATGAGATGACTAATCATTATCTCGATATGTCTCCTGGTAATGTTAAAGATGGTGCCAATAATAATGTTAATGTTATCGGTGTAACTCGTGTATTTCCAATTTCAGATTCTCAAGCCACAGCTAATATGTTTGACTTGCGATATCAACTTAGGTTAAATGAGTTGTATGACTTTACTTCTGCATCCTACATCAACTACACGTTAACCATGCAACACTTACGCTCACTAGAGATTATGTTCACTGGTGAAGTTCCTATTCGTTTCCAAAGGCATACCAATAGGTTGTACATTGACTGGCGTTGGGATCAAAGTTCTTTAGAAATTGGTGCAGTTGTTATTATTGAATGTTATACAACTTTGAATCCAGATGCTTATGCTGATATTTGGAATGACCGTTGGCTCAAAGAATATTGTACAGCCCTAATTAAGAGAAATTGGGGTTCAAATATGAAAAAATTCTCTGGCATGCAATTGCCAGGTGGTGTTATGCTGAATGGTGATAAAATATTTCAAGAAGCCGAAGCTGAGATTAAGTTTCTGCAAAAAGAAATGGAAACACAGTATGGGGGCGTGCTGGAATTTTACCTTAATTAATTATGAAACATATACATCATATTATACCAAAACATATAGGAGTGAAATAAAATTTCTACCTCACAATATTTTAATTCCTATAATGCTCACAATGAGCAAAGATTATTCGAAGATTTAATTGTTGAATCCATTAAAATCATGGGTTTCGATGGCTATTATCTATCGAATGATAATGACCAAGCTCGTGACCTGTTATATGGTGAAGATCCATTAAAAACATTCACGACAGCGTTTCCTATTGAGATGTATCTATCTTCTGCGCTTGAATACACAGGAGAAAGAGAATTCTTTTCTAAGTTTGGTCTTGAAATTAAGAACAATGTTTCTGTTATTCTTTCTAAGCGGACATTCATCCAAAGAGTACCACAAAACAGATTCGATAGACCAAGAGAAGGTGACTTGATTTATATTCCAGTGACCAATCAAACTGGCGAATTGTTTGAGGTTAAGTTTGTTGACGCTACTAAAGACTTCTTTACATTAGGTCGCAAGATTCCATACTTCTATGAAATGCAACTTGAGAAATTCAAATACTCCAATGAGCGTATCAATACTGGTATAGATGAAATTGATGTTGTGAATATTCAAGATTCATATACTATCAATCTTCAGATGGACAGAAATAATTGGAACTACCTTCCAAATGAAGTAGTATTCCAAAGCACAGATAATACTTATGCTAATGCTACCACAACTGCGGTAGTTTCATCTTGGGATGCTACAGCTAACACTTTATATGTTACTAACATTAAAGGTGAATTTCAACTTAGTTCTAATATAATTGGTCAATCATCAAATACAGATATTATGTTGACATCATTTGATCCATTGGATGTTACATTAAGTCGTGAAGTGTATGATAACAAAGTGATTCAGACTGAAGCTGACCAAATTATTGATTTTAGTGAGCAAAATCCATTTGGTGAAATATAATATGAATAAGTATAGAAAAATATATGAAAACCATTTTGGTAAAATACCTAAAGATAGTGAAGGTAGGTCTTATGAAATTCATCATATAAATGGTGACCATACCGAT